GTTCTGGGAAAGTTCAAAACATTGTAAAGTTAAAAGAATAAATGTTCCAAAAATCGCTAATGAAATATTGAGTAAAATTGATAAAGTAAAAAGCTATTCTGATAGTTACTGCACTGTGTCGTCATCTGCGTTTCGTGACACAAGTGAGAATGGATCAGAGTTGGTAAATCTGCCAGGGCGTTCCCCAAAATCTGTTTTTACAGATGAGTTGGCTGATTCTCAAAAAAGAAACCAAAGTGATACTGCTTTTGCCGGCACAATCACTCAAAGTAGGCAAGCACAAACAACATTAAATAATTATAACACAGGTTTGGTTGAACCTATAATGCAACCTGCCGCTCAAATCGGAACTGATTTGAATTTATTAGTTATACAATCGGAAGATGAGGAAACTGATAAATTACTTAATTTAAGTGACACACAATTGGGTTTTTTAGTAAGAAGTACCTGGGTCACGGGTCATTATATTAAATATAAACGATTCTTGCTACAACACTATCTAGCGCAACACAAAACACACGTGAATTTATTATCATTAACAGAAAAGAAAAGTTTAGTTTCAGAATTAATACGTGATATTGAACATATAAATGAAGATATAGTAATAAAATACGATAATATTAGAATAATGCATAGCGAACATGAAGATATTGGGAGTGAAGATATTGTGTTGGAATCGGTGGAGGAAGAAAACCAGGAAGATATTGGATTACCAAGTAATATTCAAAGTCAAGATGAACATGCTACTGAAGTTGAAATTGATACAGAAGCCGGTATGACAGAATCTCAAGTTGTTAGTTTCTTTGATCAAAATCCAGGTTATAAAATGGGATATGATTCAATTTCTGATGATACTATGTTATTGGGTGAACAACCTAATGTAGAGTTGAAGGAATTTTTATCACGTCCTGTTTTAATTAAAACCATATCTTGGTCTGAAGCTGACACTGCGGGTTTGAAAGGTAGTCAATTTTATCCTTGGCATTTATATTTTAATTCAACACCAATTAAAAAGAAATTAGATAATTATGGTTATATTAACTGCAATTTAAAATTGAAATTCATT